TCAGCTCGCGCTGAAGCGCTCTTATTCGGATGCTTTGTCGCGGGGAGACCATGATGAGGCAGCTGACATTCAAGTTCAGATGTCTGAGATTGCTCTTCAGAAAATGCAGCTCGAAAATGGCAAAACTGCTTATCAGAATCGGATGGAACAGGCAAAATCTGCCCCTCCAGTTCAAAATGATCCGGTAGAAAAGCTGGCAGCCCAGCTTTCGCCGCGCTCGGCAGATTGGGTTCGTTCCCATCCTGAATATGCAACCAATCCTCGGCTCTATCAGAAGATGATCGCGGCGCATAACCTCGCCATGGCCGATGGTCTGGAAGCAGACACCGACGATTATTTCAATACGATCGAAGACACGCTGAAAATTCAGTCGAGAACTTCCGTTCCGCAGGAAGATTCAGCTCTTTCTTCGGCCTCTAACCCCACCAGCCGTCGTTCCGCACCTCCTGCCGCGCCGGTTTCTCGCTCTCCAACGACAAATTCAGGCGCTCGGCCGAATGTCGTGCGGTTAAATGCCCAAGAGCGCGAAATGGCAAGCATGATGGGAATGACTGATCAGGAATATGCGCGCAACAAAGCCGCCCTGATCAAAGAAGGCAAACTTAACTGATTGGATAAACAATGACCAAAGCTACTGAAACTCTCGCTCGCCGCGAAATGCGTCCACCAATGCGTGCTGACGACCCAAAAGCGCTGGCGGCAAAACGTGCTGCTGAAATTCGTAACAATTCATCCGATTTGGATGATGGTACGGATGAATTCGCAACCCCACCGGCTCCGGATGGTTGGACATATGAATGGAAACGCAAATCTTCCATGAATATGGACGACATCTCGCATATGAATCACGTCCGCCGCACTGGCTGGACGCCTGTTCCGGTTGAACGTCATCCTGAAATGATGCAGGTTGGCGCAGAAGGCTCGATTGAACGCAAGGGTATGCTTTTGATGGAGCGTCCGGAGGAAATTACGGAGGACATGCGCGCAAGAGACAATCGCGCCGCTCGTCAACAGGTCCAAATCAAGGAAGGCCAGCTCGATCCGAAAGGTCGCGGCGGTTTGACGGACAGAAACGACTCTCGTGTTGCTCCGAAAATTAAAAAAGGTTTCGACATCGCGATTCCTGAAGAGTAAGTTGACTTGGGGGCCGGGAAAATCTTTCACCGGCCCCTTTTCTTTCTTAAATTATTCAGGCATGATTAACAATAGCTTTCCCTCGGTGTGGAAAGTTTGAATTTTTCCCGTTTCACATATCGCCCCGGTGTGCGATGATGGAAACTCTCTGTAAAGGAGAATCCCGTCATGGCGAATACCGCTGCCTATTACGGTTTCTTGCAATATAACGGAAGCGCCGGTGGCGCACCAACGTTTTCTCAGTCCACACGTCGTATCGCTTCTTCCCAAGGCACCGCAATTTACACGGGCGACCCTGTAACTCCGGTCGCGGGCACGGGCGCAGCAACTGGCTACATCACCTCTGCCGCAAGTGGAACCGAGCCAATCGCTGGTATTTTTGTTGGCTGCAAATATTATTCAACTTCGCAGAAGCGCACCGTTTGGTCGGCTTATTGGCCCGGCTCGGACGCAACCGGCGACGTTGAAGCATATGTCATCGATGATCCAAATGCACGTTTCATTGTCCAGACCAGCTTCGCTGGCGCGAAGATGACCGGCACTGTTTCGACGATGGGCTCCGGTATTCAAGGTCAGTACGCAACGTTCCAGATCGGCACTGGCAACTCGGCAACGGGTCGCTCGGGTGCTTATCTCGATAACGTTAGCACGACCATCACCTCGCCATTCATTGTTGTCGATTACGCTGTCAGCGTAAGTAACGGCGGCGACCCAACCACGCAGTATTGCAACGTTATCGTTGGCTTCAACAATGAAGTCTGGCGCGCGAACGGTGCTGGCCCTGCTAGCATCAACGCTTAATAGGAGTGAAGTGTCATGGCTGTTAATCTTAGTCAAATTAAAGACCTTCTCCTCCCCGGTCTCCGTGGCGTTGAAGGCAAGTATGAGCAGATCCCGTCGCAGTACGACAAGATCTTCACGAAGCATGATTCGAAGATGGCCCTCGAACGTACCGCTGAAATGCGTTACCTCGGCTATGCTCAGCTGAAGAGCGAAGGTGGTCAGACCGCTTTCGATTCGGGCGCTGGCGAACGCTTCGTCTACAATCAGGAACACACTGAAATTGGTCTCGGTTACGCGATCACCCGCAAGGCGATCGACGACAACCTTTACAAGACCCAGTTCCAGCCTTCCAACCTCGGCCTCGTGGAATCGTTCCACCAGACCAAGGAAATCTATGGTGCGAACGTCCTCAACACTGCCCAGACCTACAACCAGTTGGTCGGCGGTGACGGCGTAGCACTTTGCTCGACGGCGCATCCTATTGACGGCGGCACCGTAGCAAACACCCCAACGACGCAGGTCGACCTCAACGAAGCCACGCTGCTGAACGCGATGATCGCGATCCGCACGAACTTCCGCGATCAGGCTGGCCTGAAGGTCTTCGCTCGTGGCCGCAAGCTGATCATCCCACCTGCTCTCGAGCCAGTGGCGATCCGCCTCCTCAAGACGGAACTCCGTCCAGGTACGGCCGACAACGATGTCAACGCAATTATGACCACGGCTGGTGGCTTGAGCGAAGGTTACATGGTCAACGACTTCTTGACCTCGTCCTACGCTTGGTTCCTGCTCACGAACATTGATGGTCTTTCCTATATGGAACGTATCAAGTTTGAAACGGACATGCAGGTTGATTTCGTAACCGACAACTTGCTTGTCAAGGGCTATGAGCGTTATTCGTTCGGCTATTACAACTGGCGTGCGATCTACGGTTCGTTCCCAACTTCGTAAGGAGGATTGAACTATGGCGATCGACGCATTCACTGGTCCTATTATTACCTTTGGGCAAAACTCTTTGGGTAATGATTATAACCCTGACATTGGTGGCTCGTCCCTGTTTTCTTCAGGGGCGGGTTTCCTAGACCCTCGCACTCCATTCACCTACAATCCTGGTGAGTCTCAAAACCAACAGGATTTTGGGTGGCTTGGTTTTGACAATGTTAACACGCTTAGCATTGTGCCTTATTCTAAGGCGACTGGTGCGATTGTTGCTTCTGCGAATGCAACTAGTGCGACGCTAACACTTGTTACGTCGAACTCAGCGACGACAGGCGTGTATTACAATAACACGAATTTCGTTCGCTCGGACACTGGTGTTCAAACGAATGTGCTTTCCCTCGATGCTTATGCTTCGGTGACAGCTTCATTTAGCAACGGTGTAATGACAGTCACGTCAAACAGCGTCATGCCAATTTCTCCTGGCATGGTGGTGTTGACAACGGGTGGCACTGTGTCGCAAGGCACGGCGGCTGGCGTTCAGATTGTCTCGCAGCTAACGACAACTGGCACATATACGTCAGTTGGTCAAGGCTACACCGGCACTTACCAGACTAACAGCAATTTGACTGCGACCTCTGGCACAGTGACATTGGCATTCCAGAACGTACAACAATGCGCAATCCCGAACAACGCACAGACACCGGGTGTCTATCTTTGGAACTCGATGGCTCTCGTTGGGCGTGCTGTTGCGGTGACTGCCGCTGCAAGCGCGACTGCAACTACGGCAACGGTTTCAGGCTTTGATATTTACGGTTATCCAATGGTTGAGACAATCACCCTCTCCGCTGGCAACCAAGTATCAGGCAAGAAAGCATTCAAATACATCTATTCAGTTGTGTTAAATGCGGCGGATTCAAGCCATGCATACTCGGTCGATACGACCGATGTGTTTGGATTGCCGCTTCGTTCCGATACGTTCGGGGATATTCTGATCAACGATGCATCGTCTCTCGAACAGACGACTCTTATCACGGCAGCCACAAACTACGTGAACGCTGATCGCACGACGCCTGCTAATAACACCGGCGACGTTCGTGGCACTTATGCTGGCTTCACCTCCAGCACAGGCGCGAATAAATTAATTGTTCGTCAGTCGCCGCCGCCTTACAATGTTCAGTCTGCGACTGGCTTGTTCGGCCTTACCCAGTACTACAACTTCTGAGGAGCTTAGGCCATGAAAGGTCATAAGGCACATCACCACGAAGAGCACAAAGGTGTTAAGCACCACGGTGTTCATCACCACCACCCTCGTGCAGCCCATGCAAAGGGCGGCAAGGCGGAATCCCCTATGCATGGTGTAAAAGACCATGATCCGGCTCCGCACGACATTTATGAAGGCGCGAACTCGAACGTCGTTCATGAAGCTGAAGAGCACAAGCGTGGTGGCCGTGCTAAAAAGCACAAAGTGAAGCACCACGTTGAGATGCACGGCCATAAGTCCGAGCATCGCGCTGACCGCGCTCCCCGCAAGTCGGGTGGTCGCACGGGTTCGAATATGAATCCGCTTTCGTCGGCTCATCACGGTACTGCGGCCAAAGGCCGTGGTCACATCGAGATGAACTAATCTGGATGGGGAGCTTCGGCTCCCCTCCTTTCCTTTTGCCGGATCGATTTAAATGACACTTAAAAAGTATCAAAATCCGGAAGGTGGCTTGAATGAAAAAGGTCGTGCGGCGGCTCGCGCCGAGGGCCATCATTTAAAAGCACCAACAAAGGATGCGGACAATCCGCGACACAAAAGTTTTTGCGAGCGCATGACAGGCATGAAACGAAAAATGACTGGTGCTGCTGCCGCTGCCGATCCTGATAGCAGGATTAACAAATCACTCAGGAAATGGGGCTGCTAAATGTCTACTTTTACTTCGACCGGCGCTGTTAACCAGTCCATTACTCGCGTTGGTGCATATGAGCCGTTCGAGCTTCAAGTTTCTCGCGGTCAAATCAGCCTTCATTCGACCGTCAGCATTTTTGGTTATCAGGCCGCTATCCCGACGAGCGGTTTTATCCCAGTTTGGGAAAATGCGACCGTGTATGCTTACCCCGGTTCAGCGATCACCATGACGCTTCTCAGCTCGTCTTCATCAGATGCTGGCGTTTCGGTTTTGATTAACGGCCTTGATGCCAATTACAATCAGATTGGGGAAACAATTGTCTTCACGGCTGGTAACTATACGGGCGTAAACACGGCCTACAGCTATCTCCGCATCAATAGCATGACGGTCACGGCTGTTCCTTCTTTTGGTAATAACAATACTGGCACAATTAAGCTTCAGGATACGGGTAAAACGATCACTTACGCCCAGATCAATCCAACCATTGGTCGCACTCAGTCTGCCATTTATACAGTTCCAGCGGGTAACACGTTTTATTTGAAGCGTTCCCAAGGCTGGACGAACATGGTTTACACCTCTGGTTCGTATGGCACTTACCGCACCTGGACGGTCAATTCGGCTGGTGTGAATGCTTTGGTCACTCAACGGCCATTCGTTGCTAACTTTGTCAGTGAGCGTTGGTATCCAAACGCCTATGTCCAGAAAACGGATATTCAGTGGCAGATGTCGGCAACCGGCACGGCATACGCCGCTGGTTTTGCTGCTGAAGGCGTTCTGGTTGCAAACGACGGCACTCTCTAAGGAGCCAATATGGCCACGAGCGGCACCTACAATTACAATCCGTCGCTCGGTGAGATCGTACTTTATGCGTACAATCTCTGCGAGATAAGAAACACAGCCATCGCCCAAGAGCATATGACTGCTGCCCGAATGGCAACAAACATGATGCTTGCGACATGGTCGAACAAAGGCGTAAACCTTTGGGCGGTTGATCTTCAGACGGTACAATTCAATCAATCGCCAACGGTTCTTACGCTCAATGGCGACGGAACAACGACGACCATTACCTATTCTGTTCCGAATACGCCGGTTTACACGGTCGGAACACAAATAACCGTTGCCGGAACCGGCACAGCAGCGGACGGATTGCAAACTGTTACGTTTTCTCAGAATGGAACGGTTGTATTTTTGTCCTCTTTCAATGGATCGGTCATTGGCGGCGGCGGGACGGTGACTTCATCCTCGCCAGCAGCGACTTATTCGGTTGATCAAAGCACAGTTGTGTTGCTCGATGCTTATGTCACGACGACAAACAACAGTTCGCAACCAATCGACCGAATTATATTGCCAGTTTCGCGCACAGAATATGCTTCTTATCCGAATAAAGAGCAGGTTGGCTTCCCAACCATCTTTTGGTTCGATAGGCTTATTGATGCATCGCGGTCGACAGGCTCCGCCGGGCCTTCGGTAACGCTTTGGCCTGTTCCGGACGGGACTTCTTCTCAGTCATTCAGCTATTATCGCGTTCGTCAAATTCAAGATAGCAACCTGACAGGCGGTCAAACGGTCGAGATCCCTTATTTGTGGCTCGAAGCGTTCGCATTTGGGCTTGCTTCCCGGCTCGCGATCATTTGGAATCCGCAGAAAATGATGTTGCTGAAGCCGCTCGCGGACGAAGCCTATCAGATTGCGGCCGATCAGAACATCGAAACAGCTCAGCAATATATCTCTCCGCAGATTCAGGGGTATTTTAGGTGAGACCTCATGGACGCGCATCGGTATCGTCTAGAAATCCAAGAGCATTTGGTATTTGCGACCGGTGCGGGTTTCTATACAACCATAATCGGTTGCAATGGCAGTTCGATTACGCAGGTGCGGGCCTAATTAACAAACGCATTTTAGTTTGCAATCCTTGCAACGACGTTCCTCAAGCACAGCTGAGGGCGATTGTCATTCCGGCCGACCCGATTCCGATTCAAAACCCTCGTGTTCAGGATTATGCGGCCGCAGAAACGGACAATATCTCGACTAATCCAGGAACGGTTGACTTCTGGACAGGAATTCCAATTCCTTCGACCACCGATATTGTCACACAGGACGGAATAAACATAACAACTCAGGTGCTTGGCAAGCCAACCGGCTTTGATCAAAATGCGATTATGCCGCTTTTTGGAACGGATCATTATGGTGTTCCGCTTTATCCGCTTTCGGTTTCCTCGGCAACCGGAACAAGTATCATAACAGTCACCTTTTCATCCGCGCACGGACTGGTTACAGGGGACCAAATCTCCGTTCAAGGATTGACAAATAAGGCGGCAGACGGCATGTATAGTGTGACGGTGTCGAATCCGCTTTTCTTCACTTATCAGGTCAACTCGGCCGTACCGACGAGCTCCAATCCGCTTTTGACGAGCACGAGCTTGATGGTTACAGCGTTGGT